ATTAAAATGTACGGTACACGATCACCTGACTGTGGTTCTGAACCCGGTTGACGTTCGCGCATTTTTCGAACGACCTGAACATGCGCTTGATTAATACTGGCAACCTGATGTCCCGTCACTGAAACACGCTCACCCTTGACTTTATACGTGTCGGATAATGATTGACTTAAAATGAGTTTTTCGTTTGGAACGTCACCTTCTAAAAGTTCAACCGCACGTTTTCTCGCCAGCGCTTTAGGTGCGTCCGTGCCACTACTATCCAACACGACATCGAGCAGTTCCTTACACACCTCGCGCACGTGTGGTGTGTTATCACGACGTACCAACTGTAGACCTTTCACATCTATGTAATCCATGTTCATACTTCCATCTTTACCTTTTGTCCAAAGCTTCGCGGCATATCGTTTTTTTGAATATAAAAAATACGGACAGTATACCTTTTCGAGTTCAAGATTATTTGGTGCTTTGAACAACTTGGTACATTCATCAGCTGCACGCTCTCCCAGTTCCCAACTATATTCAATGGCTTCTTTACCTGTTCGACCCTGTACATCGAATTCAATCATCACGGAATCCGTATTATGAACGACCAAATCACCAGGACCAATGTGAAAATGGTGAGATTCTGTGGTTAGGTCGTATACGTATCCTTCAGTTTCACCTATGAGTTCAAGTTTCTTGATAGCATTTGGGCTTTTTCTCTGAGTTGATTTCGTCCACGTTTGTCTAAACACATCTGGTTTATCTTTTCGAGTGTTAAGAGATACGCTGTATTCGAGACGTCTTCCTAAAATGAACATACCCATCGATCCCTCTTTACCTTTGATATCCATTCTCATGTATCCGTGAACGTCTTTGTCTCCATCAGCCATGTAATATCCTTCCCAAAATGACTCCACCACTTCGATGGGTGCGTTCAAAATGCAAGATGGTACGATCTTTTCTTTGTGGGCGTTATAGAACATAGAACGATATCTCTCACTTATACTCTTAACGTCTCCTTTCGCATTGAGTTTATAGACTCCAGAACTTTCGATGGTATCGTAAATAGAAGTTTCAAATGGGCATAGGTTTTGCATTTCGATGAGATAGTCCACGTTTGAATTGTTAAGCGCCCATGTATATTTGTCACCATAGTGACCACATGAACCATCACCAAAAAAGAAACCCATAACCTTCGCTTCATTAACCGAGACGGTAGTATCACTCCAATTAAGTCCGTGAACACAATCTCCATGAAGTAAATTTGTACCCAGAGATACTTCACATGGTTTAATCATTTGTTTATTTTCGAGAAGAAGACTGTGATCTTCGGTGACGTCAACGACACCCGTATGGGTCAAAACACGATGAATATTCTTCGTCGTTTTATGACGAACAATCTGATGAATGGGCGTAAACCCCTTTTCAGTCCAAACTTCCGCATCAATCTCACCAACCTCTTTACCATCATCACGTTCTTCGTATGATTCGACGAGTGAATCGATTCTACATGTCTTTACTTCACCTTTAATACGAAGTAGTATAGGTGTATCAGATGTCACAGAATCACCATATCTTACCTTCGAACCGGGATAATGCTTTTCAACGTACATCTTCGTTTCGTCAATCATAGATCTTCCTTTTAACGTTGTCGTAGACGCGATGGCTACACACGGCAAAATTCCTTTAGAAGCTCCAGTAAAACCGTACACGGAGTTCATAGAAATTTTATATGCGAGCTGTTTACCATTATACATTTGTTTTGTAGCACCAGTTGAGTTTGCCATATCTTTTTTCGCTTGTTTTCTAAACAATTTCAACTCTTTCAAAATACTCGGTAAAATGCTAGGAACGTCCTGTGCGAATGTATGTTCTCCAAATCTCTCGTATGTAATACCGGGTAAGTTATCATATTTGGGATCTTTTACAAGGGTCGAATAACATAAATTGTGTGCCATCATGATAGATGGGTACAACCCTTCAAAATCGAGTGCTGTGATGGGCGTGTAATACGCTCCAGATTGCGCTTCCAGAACAGTAGCACCGACGTACCCCGCATTATCCGTGTATCCATACTCATATGTCGGAACTTTAAAACCCATCTCACGCGCCTTTTTCGTCAACTGACTAAACACCTTGATTTGCTGACCACGCTCTACCAGGTAACTCAGGGGTACCCACGTCGCTTTTGCCATTTCCAAAAGATTCATGAGTGTACAGAGTCTTGTTAAAAGTCTGTGTGGAAGAAGTGTATCTTTAATACAATATTCGGCAACTTCTCGCAATTTTACAGGATCAGCTTCCACGTATCGCGCAAACATTTCTTTCGGAGGCATATCAATCTTCTTATCACCCAAATATTTTTCAGAAACACTGTCAAGTTTATACGAATCTAATTTATATTCACGTTTGATTTCGTGAAACATATCAAAAATAAAACGACCGGGCATTGGGACTAGTTTTAATTCATTATCACCCAGTGCACTTGATGAAAGTTTTTTACTCGTAAGATTACACGTGTATCCTTTGAGTTTACTCATATGAAAAAAAGTCAGAGGACAGCTGTTTAACATACCACGTTCCATGATATACTCAAGATCAAAACCAAATATGTTCCACCCCGTTATGATGTCTATGTCATGAATATGAAGATACTTAGAAAACGCTAATAATAAATCACGTTCCGTGTCGAAGCTAGTAATTGTACACCCTTCAAGCTTTGGATCTGTGTTTTTATAACAGAGACATGTTTTATCAAATGGTTCGTCTTCACCGAATCGTACTAATGAAATCGCGATTTGAAAACAAGCATCACCGTGTACACGGGGACTGGGAAACTTCCCAGTAGAACTATAACATTCAATATCAATTGACGCGATCACGAATGGGGCTATATCAGTCGTTTCTATGGGTTTTAATAGTTTCCAATTTTTACACTGTAAATCGATATCTACGTTCGCGTGAAACGCTCTCGTACAGGAGTTTCCTGTATCAACCCAACCAGTAGATTGAATACCAGTTCGATGCATTAATCTCAGCACGGGATCGACGTTCGATTCGTATATTTTCAATATCGTCTTCAACCCATTAATGGATTTACGTAAACGATTACTCACTTGACGCCGCGTCGCCAAGTCAGAACAATATACCTGTAAAAATTGAGAAATTTCACCATTCTGGAACCCTTCCATATCTTTGGCTTTCACAATATCCGTATGTGAAATACTATCTGGACACACTCGCTCGATACACGTCACCAATGTTTTTACACTCAAACCTAACGGAATCTTGATAAAAAAATAAGGAACAAACGGTGTGGTGACACATACTGATTCACCATTCATAGTTTTACCGAATAGACGTATAATGTGTTCGTCATTTTCGTCACGAGCATCCCACGTCAACACCTGAAATTGGACCATACTTCGTTAACGAGCTAAAATTTTAATATCATTTACTAATAAATGTCAGCCGCATTAATTGATCTTGTATCGAAGGGTGCTCAGGATGCCTACATCACAGGATCCCCCCAGGTTTCCTTTTTCCGCCAAAATTACAAACGTCACACGAATTTTTCCATCAAGCCCGAGCGTCTCGATTATGTTGGAACCTTCGCCGGTGGTAACGAGGTTGTGATCCCTCTGCGTACAAAGGGTGATCTTTTAAGCTATGTATGGGTCGAGGCCACCAACATCGGCCGCGGTGGTGCGCAGCGTACCGGTTTCTTTAGCACCGACGACACCAGCACGACCGAGTTTTCTCTTTGGATTGGTGGTCAGGAAGTGTGCCGCCTCGACGCCCTTTTCATTCAGGGTGTTCACAATTTACTCTACAAGCAAGATGGTGCTAAGGCGACTTGTGCCGTGACTCTCGACGAGGTTTCCGACAACGCTAAGGGAACTGATGCGGCCGCCGATCATTATCTCATCCCTTTCTTCTTCTCCGAAGATTGGACCAAATCTCTCCCTCTCACCGCGCTTCAGTTTCACCAGGTCGAACTGCGAATCAAGTGCCGTAATGGAGGTGGGTCGGGTACTTTTCAACCGGGTTCTACCCCCAAGGTCTACGGTACCTATGTGTACCTCGACACCGAGGAGCGTCAGATGCTTGTTGATAATGAACATGAGATGCTCATCACACAGACCCAGTTTCAACCCATGTCTGCGAACGACGTCGACATCGATCTCACTTACTTCAACCACCCCTCGAAGGCTATCCACGTCGTCTCTTCCGAGGCTGATAACTCGCAATGGGATACCAACTTCACGTTCGACCGCGCTTCTCTCTACATCAACGGCACCGCTCTCTTTGAGGAAATGTCTCCCGTCTACCACCACAACGTCGTCCCGGAGATGCACTGCACATCTCTTCCGTCGGCGACTCTCAGCACCGTCTCTACTTTTACATGGCCTTTCTGCTTAAAGATGAACTCTTCTCAGCCCAGCGGTTCTCTTAACTTCTCACGCATTGATAACGCGAAGCTTAACCTCACCGGTACAGGTACCAGGAATGGTAATATTGTGCGTGCCTATACAGTCAATTATAACATTTTGAGGATAAAAGACGGTATGGCAGGTATAGCGTTTGCGAATTAAATATGTTTATCCAGAAGATCCAAAACCACGAGTTCCGCGTTCAGTATCCTTAATAGCATTAACTTCTTCAATAAGAGGCGTTTCACACTTTTCCAAAATAAGTTGAGCAATGCGATCACCCTGTTTAATTTCAAACTTTTCACTTCCGTGATTAAACAGAATGACCTTTAATTCACCCGTATAATCGGGATCGATAACACCCGCCCCTGTTTGAATTCCATGCTTAACAGCAAGTCCAGAACGAGGAGCGATACGTCCGTACACACCCATGGGAATAGTGGCGGCAATACCAGTGTTTACAATTCCACGTTCCATAGGTGGGATGAACATGTTAGAGGTACTATATAGATCATACCCCACAGATCCGGGGGAGGCGCGTGTAGGTACAATAGAATCTTCTGAAAGGCGTTTGATAAGAAGCTTCATCTTATTTTTATTACAATCAAAATCTTTATACTAGATTACATTTCGGTGTGATTAGTCATCCACAAAAACGTATACGGATCAATATCGTAAAACACCTTTCTTAGATAAAACATCAGAAACGTATTAATAACGAGTGATACATATAGCAGACATTTAACTGCGTTGTGACCGCGTAATTTATCCATCACTCGCTCATATTCTTCAGAACTTTCTTTACAATCGTCATTCAAATTCGAACGAATAAGTTTGAGATCATCGATAACCATCCGAAGACTATCAACAGTATCCATGATGAATATATTTTCTGTATACATTCATCATCGACTTAAGTGAAAATTATATTCAAATAATGTAAAATGTTTTATTGTCGCGCGTGTTTACGAGTCTATGACGGGTTTGCTCAATGTTGTTATGAGATGGACCACGTTGAACTAGTTACTTCCGATTCGGATAACGAATCTTCTCAGTCTTGAGTGCCTTTTCTACCGCGAGAGCACGCTTTTCTGCGTACATTTTTTCACGTTCTTCATAACTCATTCTGTTTAGAGATTCAGTGGGTTTTTTGCTCGAAGGGTTCATTTAATGTAAATGTGTGTTAATCTTTATGTTACATTTATATTCAAATAAGTGGCCT